CACATATTACGATATTTTCTTTAATTAAACCACCCGGATTCCAAGACATTTTAATTAATTACGTAATTAATTAAAATGTCTTGGAATCCGGGTGGTTTAATTAAAGAAAATATCGTAATATGTGCTCTAGCTAAAAATGTCGAAAAGTATTTAGAAAAATCTTTTAATAATAGCATGAAAGATTTTGAGAGGCAGAAAAAAGCTAATGAGTTTAATTTTTCAGCTAAAAAGAGCCTATTAGATTTAGAGCAGAAAGCCCTAGAGGATGCTAGAGATAAGCAGGTAATTACTGATGAGAAATTTAATGAGGAGCTAACTAGATTATCAGAGGAGAGAAAAAAATTATCTGATGATGAGAAAGCTAGCAGAGCTGCATTAAATACATTTATTACGGATCAGCTAACTCAGAATATAGCTACTGCTAGCAAGCTGATAGAAACCTACTATAAAAATCAGATAGATGCTGCAGAGGGTAATGAGGCTAAGCAGGAAGAGCTAAGGAAAAAATCCTTTGAGAGAAAAAAGCAGTTAGATATAGCTAATGCTTTAGTAGCTACTTATAGCTCCTCTATCAATGCCTTTAATGCTACTGCAGCTAATACTGCATTAACTGCCCTTTTTCCTGCAGCTCCATTTATTGCAGCAGGTGCTGCTCTAGCAGCAGGGCTAGCTAACGTAGCGCAAATTAGAGCTCAAAAATATACTCCATCAGGAGGATCAGGAGGATCAGGAGGTAAAGGATCAGGAGGATCTACAGGAGCTCCTAATTTAACTGCATCCTCAGCAGCTATTACTCCTGCTATCCCTGCAGGTACTAATCTATCAGGAGGTGGAAAAGATACAGCAGTAAGAGCCTATGTAGTAGAGAGCGATATTAGTTCTAAACAAAAGAGAATGAATAAATTAAAAACAACAAGTAAGTTATGATAAGAGAAAATTTAGATATTTATCTGCTAGATATTAATCTAGAGGATGAGGATAGCGGAGTGTTTGCAGTATCATTAGTTAAAAATCCTGCTATTAAAAAAAGTTTTCAGGCATTTAGCGAAAATAAGCAGCAGAGATTTACTGCAGATGCTACTAGGAGAATTATCTCAGGAGCTATTATGATACCTGATGAGCTGATTTTAAGAGGAGAGAAAGATGATCAGGGTAAAATGCATGAGTATTATGTAACATTTACAGCAGATAGCATTAGCAAAATAGCTCAGAAATTTTTTAAAAATCAGTTTGTTACTGAGGTTACTCTAGAGCATAAAGCTAAAGTAGATGGGGTGTATATGTTTGAGAGTTTATTAATAGATGCATCTAGAGGGATTACTGCTCCTACAGGCTATGGGCTAAAGGATGGGGCATGGTGGGGCTCATGGAAAGTAGATAATGATAAAGTATGGGATGAGTATATTAATGAGGGTATTTTTACAGGTTTCTCAGTTGAGGGATTATTTAAGCATATCCCATTAGATAAAAAAAGCTCCTACAAAAATCAGCTATATTCAGAGATCATTGATTTGATAGATCAGGCTATAGCAAATGGCACAAAGTAAATAAAGTTATATTTAAAAGTAAATAGCTCAAAGATGGATATTACCGCATTAAAAAGCCTAAAGAATATTTTAAAGTTTTCTATGGCTCAAAAATTTGCAGATTATACTCTAGATAGCGGAGCTGTAATTAGAGTAGAGGGAGATTTAGTAGTAGGTACTGCTGTATCAGTAGTAAATGCTGATGGATCTACTAGCCCTGCTCCTGATGCAGTTCACGTTATTGAAGGAGTAGCAAAAGTAAAAACTGAGGGAGGCATTATTACAGAGATTCTACCTATTGAAGAGGAGATGAGCTCTAATGATCCTGCAGAGGTAGTAGAACAGGAGCAAGAGATGAGCTCTGATAATCCTGCAGAAAATGCTCAGGAGGCTGTATCCTTATCAGCTGAGGAGGTATTAGCTATGATGGAAACTAAAATGGCTGAGGTTGAGGCTAAGCTATCAGATATGGAAGCTAAGCTAATGGAGATGGAAGCTAAAATGAGCTCTCTATTTTCTGCTAACTTTAGCTTAATTGAGGTAGTAGATGAGCTCTCTAAAAAGCCTACAGCTGAGCCATCTAAGCCTAATTACTTTAATGCATTCAAGCCTGTAAGAACGGCAGAAGAAAAATTAAATCGTTTATTAGAAATTTCAAAAGGTTTTAACAATTAAATAAATAAAAAAATGGCATTTTCATTAGGAACATTAACAGCCTATGTAGAGCAAAATCGTTTGCCTCTATTGGCTAAAGCAGTTGCATCTCCTAAAACTGTTCAAAACATGACAATTCAAACAGGCTGTAAAGGAGATACAGCTATTAACCGCATTGAAAGTGCAGCAGGTTTGCAATATGGCAAAGGCTGTACATTTTCTGCATCAGGAGATACTACATTAACTCAGCGCATTATCGGAGCTAAGCACGTATTTTCTCATGAGAGCCTTTGCGTAGCAGATCTAGAGAGCTATTGGACAAGAACTCTAATGACTGCAGGAGCTATGGCAGGAGCTAAAGATATGCCTATTGAGGAGAGCTATATTGCTACTAAAATTGAGGCAATCGGTTCTGCTTTGGAAAATGCAATTTGGCAGAATGCAGGCTCTGCTACTCAGTTTACAGGCTTGATTGCTACTATTGGAACAGGTGGAGTAGATGGTAATACATCAGATACAGCTACTTTTACTACTGCTAATGCTTTGGCTAGCGTGGATGAGCTTTATCGTAATACTCCTGCTGCTTTGTTGGATAAAGATGATTTGCAGTTATTTATGGGTTATGATTGGTATCGTATCTATACTCAGGCTTTGCGTACTGCTAACCTTTATAGCTTTGCTCCTACAGGATCTATGTCTGGAGATTTCTATCATCCTGCTACTAATATGAAGATTGTACCTGTTGCAGGTTTGACAGGACAAAATAAAATGTATGCAGGTCTTAAATCTAACTTTATCTATGGAGTAGATTTGGAGTCAGATACTGAAACTTTTGAGCTATATTTTGATCCATCAACACGTAACTATAAATTTGTATGGGAGGCTAATATTGGTGCTCAGGTTGCATTCTTAGATCAGGTAGTTTACTACAATTTAGGAGCATAATAATTATTTAAATAATGGCAGGGGCTTAATTGCCTCTGCCTTTTAAAATATAAGGAGAAAATAATATGAGTTGCGCATTAACAACAGGCAGAGCTCTCTCAGTTTGTAGAGATAACGTAGGAGGTATTAAAGCTATTTATGTAGCAGATGGAGATGGCATTGATACTATTACTGCATCAGCAGGAGCTATTACTGCAGTAACTATGGAGGTAGGCAAAACCTTTTTTAAATATGATCTCCCTAAAGGCTTATCTCAGGTAACTGAAACTACTACAGGCTCTAGAGCTAATGGTACTAGATTTGTAACTACTGAGGCTACTATCGTACTGCATAAACAAGATACAGCTACTAGAAATGAGTTAAAGCTATTAGCAGGATCTAGATTTTATCTTATCATCCAAACTCAAAATAATGATTTTTGGTTTATTGGTAAAGAAAATCTTTGCGAGATCTCTACTAAAACTGCAGTAACAGGTACAGCTATGGGAGATATGAACGGCTATAATTTAACTATCTCAGCTGAAGAGCCTGAGGAGATGTATAGCATCAGCTCTGCAGTAGTAAACGGCATTATTTAATAATAAATACCTTTTCCATTTTCATAGTTTTAGCCTCTGCTTTATGCAGGGGCTTTTTTATGTTCATTTTTTTGCTCTATTCTATTTATAGATAGATGATTTATTTAACAAAGGATATAGATAATACTATTTTAGTAACTATAGGAGATCAATCTCTAGGGATTAATAATCCCTATTACTATTTATCCCTTTATCATATTGCTACTAATACTAATTATTTCGTAGATTTAGGGCAGGATATGAGCCCTAATCCTGAGAGGTTTAATAGATTTACGTTTTCAGCTCCTACCTTTAAGGATGGGCAGTATAGATATACTATTTATCTCTCTGATGGAGTAGCAGTAAATGAGGATGATAACAATATAGCAAAAGTTTTAGAGGCAGGTTTAGCTCAGCATTTATATACTGATACTAATTTTTCTGCTTATTCTGATAATGTAACATATTATGAGCCAAATATTTAAGAGAGTAGATTTATCTGCAGTAGCTCCTGAGGAGTATAAAGAAAAGCCTGTTAAAGGTATTGTAACTGCAGGAGAGAGAAATGATTACCCTGATAAACTCCTAGAGCTTTATTATAAATCTGCTAAGCATAACGCCCTAGTAAATGGTAAGGTTAATTTCGTTGTAGGCGGAGGTTTACAAATAGAGAATAATAATCTAAATCCTGAGCAGCTAAATATCGTTAATCAGTTTATCTCATCTCCTAATCCCTATGAGGATGGAAATGATCTACTAAATAAAGTAGCAGCAGATTTTGAGCTATTTAATGGCTTTTATCTAGAGGTTATATGGGGCTATAATCAAAAGCCTGTATCAGTAGCTCATGTACCTTATCAGGAAATTAGAACTAATGAGGATAAGGATAAATTTTACAGGTTAGAAAATTGGGGCTCTAGCTTTAAACTAGATAAGGCTGAGGTAATACCTACCTTTGATCCTGAGAATAAAAACGGAAAGCAGATTATTTTCTATAAAAAATATACAGCAGGAGGCAAAGTTTATGCTATCCCTGATTATATCGGGGCTCTAAAGTATATCGAAATAGATAAAGAAATTAGTAATTTCCATCTTCAAAATTTAAATAATAATTTTTGGGGAGGATTTATGATCTCCTTTAATGATGGAAAGCCCTCAGAGGATGCAGCTAGATCTATAGAGAGAAAGATTAATGATAAATGGGGAGGTACTAATAATGCAGGGAGGATGTTTATTACCTTCCATGATAGTAAAGAAAATGCTCCTACTATAGATGCTATCCCTACATCTGATCTACCTGAGCAGTTTAATATGCTAAATGAGCAGGTTAGTACTGAGTTATTTGTAGCTCATAGGATTACTAGCCCTTTAATATTTGGTATCAGAGAGTCAGGATCTCTAGGTAATAGAAACGAATTAATAGAGGCTTATGAGCTCTATAAAAATATCTATGTAGCAGATAGGCAGGCTAGTATCTGCTCAGTATTTAATTATATCCTATCTTTTCATGGGGTAGATAATGCAGTATCTATTAGACCATTAGATCCTATTAAGGCTCAGCTATCTGAAACAGCTCTGCTACAGGTATCTACTAAGGATGAGATGAGAGCTATAGCAGGGCTAGATCCTTTGCCTGATACTACTCAGGGCTCTCAGCAGCAGTTAATTAATGCTATTAATCAGCTCTCTCCATTGGTAGCTAATAAGGTATTAGAGAGCATGAGTGCAAATGAGATCAGGGCTATAGTAGGATTAATGCCTGTTACTGAGCCTGCTCCTGCTACTCCATCAGCTTTTAGCTCTGAGGATTTTGATTATACTATTTTTGGGCAATATGGAGAGGCAGCAGATGATTATGAGGTAATTAGCTCTGAGGTATTTAAATATCAGAGCCTATCAGATACTATCATGGCTGAGGCTGAGTTATTTGCTTCTCAGTATGATGATCTAGATAAGGCTATTTTAAAGTTATTGAAAGATGATCCTAATTTACCTGCTGCAGATATTGCATCTAATGTAGATGCAGCTGAGGATCTAGTATCAGAGAGGCTAAATTATCTAACTGAAAAGGGATTAATTAAAGTAGATAGAGGATTACGAAAATTAGGAGATAAAGTAGAGGATTATATTAAATCTACTGATGGATTTCTAGAGGTTAAATATCAGTATGAGAAAAATCCTAAATTCTCAGGAGCTGCAAAATTGCCTACTACTAGAGATTTTTGCGCCTATATGCTAGATAATCCTAGATTATTTAGCAGAGATGAGATAGATACTATATCTAATATTACAGGCAGAAACGTATGGGAGCTAAGAGGAGGATTTTATACTGATAAAAAAACTAATATAACCTATCCATTTTGCAGGCATATTTGGATGCAAAAATTAGTAAAGAGAAAATAACATGAGCGAAAGAGCATTATTTATTACTGAGCAGGGGCTAAAAGAATATAGCCTAATAGATGAAAATCTATCTATGGATAAAATACGACCTACTATTTTAGTAGCTCAGGATATGTACCTGCAGCCTATTTTAGGTACGGATTTGTATAATCAGATTAATGATGAGATTATAGATGATGATTTATCAGCTAATAATATTAGCCTGCTAAGAAATTATATTAAGCCCTGCCTAGTTTATTATATCATGATGGAGCTACCTGTAGCCATTTCTTATAAGTATGTAAATAGGGATCTAACTAGAAATAATGGAGAGGGCAGTAATTATGCATCTCTAGCAGAGATCAGAGAGGTAACTGAGAAAAATAGGATTAAGGCAGAATTTTACGGAGAGAGATTAGTAAAGTATCTAATAGCTAATGAGGGTAATTATCCTCTCTATTCTGCTAATTCTACTATAGATAAGATGCTACCTATCAGATCAGCATATACATTAGGATTAATTTTAGATGATTGCCATGACTGCTCAGGAAAATTTATTGGTAACAGGAGAGAGAGCGACCTCTAAAAAGAGAGGAGCTAATAACTCAAATATAAAGAAATTAAATAAAGTATATGCAGAGCAGTTACAACAGGATAAAAAAGAGTATTTTAGCCTTTTCTCAGGCTCATCCTTTAATAAATAGCTTTGGCACAGGTAATCCTTTAGAGCTGCATAGTGCTAATATTTTGAGCTTTAAAAAAGAGGGTAAAGAGCATATTAATTATCCTTTGGTATTTATCAATATTGATAGATGTAGATCAGAGGGTAGCTCCCTGATTTATACTATCTCTCTAAATATCATGGATAGAGTAGAGAATGCTGCTAAATATGCAGGAGGTAGAGAGCTAAATGATTTTAATCAGGATATTATAGATGAGGTAGTATCAGATTGCATCCTGATAGCAGGAGATTTTATTAATCATTATTTTAATGATGGAGATGAGGGATTAATTATTACTGAAAATAATAATATTCAGCCTTTTTTCGATATTCAAAATGATGTATTAGCAGGCTGTAATTTATCTCTAGATTTTACGTTAGGCTTTGGCAGATCCATCTGCAGCCTACCTACATTTATTCTACCTTTTGCTGTTTATTTTGGAGTATCAGAGAGCTCATCAGTAGATCTATCAGAGGCTAGCCCATCTGCATACGTTAGAGATCTATCTAGCTATGGAGTAGATTATAACTCTAATGGCTATTTATACCTAGCTATCCCTGATGCTGCAGGAGTAACTTATTTAAATTGGTATAATAGCAATATCAATAGAGGAGAGATCGGAGCAGGAGAGCTATTTACTACTGAGGCTATAGAGATCAATGGAGATCCATATACTCTCTATATCACTAATTACGAAACTACAGGCAGATTTATAAATTTTAGCTAATGGCATTAACCAATATAAATGATAATTTTCAGCTAGATGCTCCTAAGCATTTGGATAATAGAACAGGTAACTATGCCTCAGTAGCAGAGGCTAATGCATCCATCCCTCAGCAGTTCAGAATACAGGGATTAGAGGTAGTAGTAATTACTGCAGGAGAGGCTGTAAAATATTACTATAGAGATGGAGTATTAGATGAGGATCTAATTATTATGCCTACAGGCGGAGGCGGAGGATCTACTCCTACTTTAGCAGAGGTATTAGATGAGGGTAATACAGCTGATGAGGATATAGTTTTATTAAATGACTCTAAGCTGCAGTTAGGATCTGGTGGGCAGGTATTATTAGATAATGGATCTCGATTAAAAGAGGGCACTATAGATCAGGGATTAGGAGGATCAAAGGGTATTTCTCAGATTTGCGCTGTAGGCTATGAGAAGAAATGGGAGGCAGGCAGAGAGTATATAATGAATGATGGAGGTACTACTATCAGAGAGGCTAGATATAACTTTGCACAGGCTCCTACTATCAATGATGATATTACTACAGGATTTATAGTAGGCTCTAGATGGGTATTAGATAATGGAACTCTATATATTTGTACGGATAATACTGATGGAGCTGCAGCTTGGGATCTACAGCCTAATTACGTTCCATATACAGGAGCTGATGAGGATTTAGATTTAGGAGATAAAAATATATATACTAATAAGGTTTATTTATTAGATGAGGCTAATAATAATCATGCTAGTATCCATTATACTGATGCTGATTTTCATATAGAGGATGCAGATGGGCATAAACTTTTGGTAATTGAAGATGGTTTTATACAATTACATAAAACTGATACAATTCAATCTAATCTATTTACAGCAGATTTAACAGAAACTAGAGATCATAGATTACCTAATGATAGCGGCATAATTGCATTAACTAAAAATATTACTAAAACAGCTGTAGGATTAAGTAATGTACCTAATACTGATGCTACTAACCCTGCAAATATTACTCAAACATCAAGCTATAGATTTGTTACTGATACTGAAAAATCTACATGGAATGGAAAGCAAGATAATATTACTGCAGGAACTACCTCCCAATATTATAGAGGAGATAAAACATTTCAGGCTTTAAATGCAGCTGCAGTAGGTTTAGGATCAGTAAATAATACTGCTGATTTAGATAAGCCTATATCTACAGCAACTCAGACAGCTCTAGATAATAGATCAGTATCTATAGCTACAGCAGGATCAGTATCTATTACTATTACAGCTACAGGAGCAGCTAACCTACAAACATTAACAGGGCACTCATTTACTATTAATGAGGCTTTAATGCCTGTAGGTGCTACTATTACTATTAATGGATTATGTGAAAGAATAGCAACAGGTACAGGTTTAGGTGGAATTAGTTACGATATTAATGGAGTAAAGAGATATTATACTAGCCCTTCAGGGCATCAGTATCAGTATCAGATTACTATCTATAGAGAAAGTTCTACAACAATCAGAATGATGGGAGGTAGCGTAAGCGTTATACCTCAGGGAGCATTTGGATCAGCTAATATTGCTACTACTACAGCCGCAGTAACAGCAGGAGGTAATATAGTATTTCAGCTTTTCGGATTTGGATCAGTAGTTAGCGATCAGATAGCATATAGATTTTTCAAGGCAGTTTTAACTCGTTAAAAAAATGGATAAAAAATATCTAGTTACTCAAAATGATGAGGCATTATTTTTTGAGAATTTACAGGATGCTAAAGCTGCTATGATCTCAGAGGATTCTGAGCTATGGGAGAGAGATAGTACAGGATGCTACATTAAGATTTATTTATGAGAGTATTAATTATGGCAGTATTTCTATCATCCTGCAGCCTATTAAAGCCTCATTTAGAGATTAAAGAGGTGCATAGTAGAGATAGCATCTATACTAAGGAGATTGTAATTAAAGATACTATTTTGCCTAAGGTAGTAGTAACTGATACTATTAAGATCTCAGAGGTAAAATATTATCCTCAGTACAAATATATCAGTAGGCAGGATGGAGATCTAGTAAAAATGAGATATATGCTAGATAGTTTAGGTAATTTGATTATTGACTGCAGCAGAGAAAATCAGGCATTAACTAAATACGTTACTAATACTACTGCTACCTCAGTTAATAAAAAGGATCAGCAGCCTGTAAAAGTAGTTAGGGAGCTATGGCTATGGCAGAAAATTATGCTATGGGTAGCTTTTCTGATTTTGTTAATATATCTAGCTAGGCTATTTATCCTCCCTAGATTGTGATATTTTTGTTTTGTCTTCTCATAGGCATTAGGTTTTAGGAGCTCCTGCATAATTGCAGGGGCTTTTATATTTGTATGTATGAGGATTAGTTTTGATTATGATGGTACATTAAGCAAAAAAGCCTATAGGGATATAGCAGCTATAGCTTTAAAAGATGGGCATGATGTTTATGTAGTTACTGCTAGGCATGATGATAATCTAGATGATGTTAAAAAGGTAGCAGATCTATTAGGCATTAAAAGGAGTAATATCTATGCTACTAATGGCAGGGATAAAGTAGATACTCTGCTAAAGCTAAAGATAAAACTGCATTATGATAATAATCAGGAGCAGGTAGATAAGATTAGAGCAGCAAAAATCAAGGCTATCCTAGCAAAATAAAACATTAAAGAAAAAAATGTTTATGCCCTCAGAATATCTGCAGGGCTTTTTTTATGCAAAAAAGAATTTTTTTTTAATTAGAGTATTGACAATAACAAAAAAGGTGGTATTTTTGTCATGTAGTAATCAATAACTGATAAAAAAAATAAATCAAAAATAAAACCTAAAACAAATGAGCACATTGTACAAAGTAGTAGTAGAGCCTATGCAGGAGCATATCTCTGAAAAGCCTAATTTTTGCAGAGATTTTGCAAATAAGGATAAAGCAATTAGATACATGGAAGAGGTAGCAGATGTATTAGATCTATCTCTATCCTCTGATTATCATCATGCAGGAGGGATAGGATTTGATTATAGAGCCTATATCCTAGATGTTGAAGCATAATTAACTGAAACTTTTAAACCTAATTATATGAAAGTACTTTTTAAATGGTTAGTAATTTTATTTGCTATCCCTGTAGCTATCTATCTATTGGTAGGCTATGTAGTTAATGAGTTTAATCTCTCGAATTGGAGCAGCAGCGGCATACTAGGGCTAGCTTTTCTCTCCTTTGCATGGATTGTATTTGCTTTTCTAGCTTTGGCTATGGAAGAGCTACAAAAGATGGAGGATGAGAAATGAATGAGCTCAGATTTTGCAAGCCTAAAGCAGTATATTTTGAAGAGGTAAAATTTACTATAGGCATCCTAGAGGTAGAGGTATTTAATGCTATTAGAAACCTAGATAATTTTACCCATCAGGATCTATCTAATTTATTCTCTAATAGCTTTTCTGCTCAGTTAAATCAAGGATTAAAAGATATTACCTATAATCTGCCATTTACTAGCATTAATGCAGCTAGAGAGATTAATAAACTGCATACTATTACTATCTCAGTAAATAATGATAATTATCAATTAGTTATTTTAACTGAGCAAAAATGAAAAGGAGGTTATTAACTGCTGCAGAGATGGAGTATATTAATAAAAATTACCCGATCTCATCCTGTAAAGATGTAGCCATGCATTTAAATATGCCTCAGTTCAAAGTTTATAACTATGTATGGAGGATAGGATTAAAAAAAGATCCTGAATTTAGAGCTAATCAGCTAAAGGTAGAGGCTAAAAAACTCAGTAAGCTAGGCAGGTACAATAGATTTAAAAAAGGTCATGAGCCATTTAACAAAGGCTTAAAAATGAATGCAGAGCTCTATGAAAAATGCAAGCCTACAATGTTTAAAAAAGGTAGCAAGCCTCATAATTTTAAACCTGATGGATCAGAGAGGATAGATAAAGATGGATATACTATGATTAAACATAATGGTAAATATCATCATAAGCAGAGATTTATCTATGAGCAGCATCATGGGATTGATCTACCTAAAAATTATGCAGTAGTTTTCAAAGATGGAAACAGGCAAAATTTTATGATAGATAATCTATTAGCTGTAAGCAGAGGAAAGCTGATGCTACATAATACTATCCATAACTACCCTGCAGAAATTAAATCTACTATCAAAATTTTATCAAAACTTAAAAAAGAAATCAATGCCAAAAAACAAAATTGAGGATCTTAGAAATCATTTATTTTCTACCCTCGAGGCTTTACTAGATGAGGAAAAGCCATTAGAACTAGATAGAGCTAAAGCTATAGCAGATGTAGCTCAGGTAATTGTAAACTCTGCTAAGGTAGAGGTAGATTATGTGAAAGCTACTGAAAGGAGTAGAGGTACATCAGGATTTTTCCCTGATAGCCCTAATGGAAGTTTATACATTAACGAATAACTATGAGCAGATTAATCTCCATGCCTACTGATATACTAGAGGCGTTTACTAATCAGATGGAACTTTATCAGATAACTAAAGAGGATATACACAGGCATAGCAAAGTAAATAGAACTACTATCAGGAAAGCCCTAAAGGGAGGATCTATCAGGAAAGATCTACAGCTGAACATGGTAAATAGCCTAGTTTATTTGTTAAGAAACAGGCAGCTAAATGGAATCCCTAAAAAATGTAAAAAAGAAATAGCATAAAAACCAACAAACAAAAAAAGCAGTATTTTTGAGCATAAACCTAAAACCTATGAGTAACATTATTAAAAACCTGAGAGAGCTGCAGGTAAAATTAAAAGCTCCCAAAAATCAGCGCAATAATTTTGGAGGTTATAACTACCGATCATGCGAGGATATTCTAGAGGCAGTTAAGACTCTGCTGCCTGATGGATTTATTATCTATCTAGATGATGAGATACAGATGATAGGCAGTAGATTTTATGTAAAAGCTGAGGCTGTTTTTACGGATGGAAAGGAAAGAGTAACAGCTAAAGGATATGCTAGGGAGGAGGAGATAAAAAAAGGCATGGATGGATCTCAGATTACAGGAGCAGCCTCTAGCTATGCTAGAAAATATGCCCTAAATGCTCTGCTTTTAATTGATGATAATAAGGATGCAGATGCTACTAATCAGCATGAGAAAGATAAGCCTGTATATCAGCCTAAAACTAAGGTAGAAAAGAAAGCTACTGAGCCTAAGGATGAGCCTAAAGTAGAGATTAATTTTACTAATCTATCAGATGAGCTACTAATGAGAGCCATTACTAAGTATCAGGAGGCAGTATCAGATGAGGAGAGAGAAAAGATAGAGAGCTATTTAATGAGTAATTACTACCTATCAGATGAGCAGGTTAGTAAATGGGCAGCAGTTAAATCTAAAAAGTAATGAGCAGTAATTTAATTAATATCCTGCAGGGGCTAAATGGTAAAGCCTCTGCAGATGCTATCAGCTCTGCTATTATCCAATCAGTAGAGGATGGAGCAGCAAACCCATTAGAGGTAAAGATTAAGGCTAAAATTATGCAGGAGGCTCTAGCATCAGCAGTAAGAGAGATAGATTTTTATGCTCAGGCTGAGGCAGAGAAATACGGCAGAGCAGGAGATACTTTACATGGGGCTAAATTTTCAATAGCAGAGGTAGGCTCTAGGTATGATTATCAGAGCTGCAAAGATCTCTATTATCAGGAGCTCCTAGAAAAGCAGGCAGAGCTAGATGAGCTATTTAAGGAAAGGGAAAAATTTTTAAAAGCCATTACTAAGCCTACAGCAGTTATCCATCCTGATACAGGAGAGAGCTATGAGATTAATCCTCCTGTAAAATATTCTACTACTCAGGTTAAAATTAAATTACTATGAGCCCTATATTTAAAGATTTTCAGAAAATAGATAGCATCATATCTAATCCCTTTAATCAGGATAAGCATTTAGCTCAGATAGAAAAGATGATAGCCCTATTTTTAGCTAAGCATGGCAGGGCTATTAATTTTAATCATAGCCATCATGAGCATTATGAGCTGAATATACAGCTAACTATGATCCTAAAGGAAAAGCTAAATACGTTAATGAAGTAAAAAAAGGCTCTCCTGATGGGGAGCTTTTTTATCTTTGCCTAAATCCTAAGCCATGAGTAAAAAATTAGATGGATATAGTATCAGCAGATGGGTATGGGATTACCTACCTGCTACAGGTGCAAAGCCTGTAGATTATGCTCTAGCATTTTATATCTCCCATCTCCATAACTTAAATAAGAATGGAGGCTATTTATCTCTATTCTCTGAGGATATTTCAGTAAATCTAGGTATAGATACCCGAACGATTTATAAAGCCCTTAAAAGGCTTGAAAATGCCTCATTTATTTCTATCATCTCTGAGGCTAAAAATCAGTACAAAACTTTAAAGATTAAAATTACTCTAGGCATCCCATCTATGCAGGAGCATTTGCCTAAGCATTTGCCTATACAAAAAATGCAGGAGCAAAATGATATGCCTAAGCATTTGCCTAAGCATTTGCCTCAGCAAAAAATGCAGGGGCACTCCTTATATATAGGTAAAGAACTAAATACTAAATATCATTATGATGATTATAGGGAGAAAAATGATGAGCTTTTAAATCAGTTTTTAGCAGATGAGAGCTACCTAGAAAGCTACTGCATGAATACAGGAATTAAGATAGAGGATTATGAAAAGCTAAGGACAGATTTTGTCCAAAATGCTAAGCTGAAAGCTGATGCATATCCTAGATATTCAGAGCTCATTAGGCATTTTGCAAACTTTAGCAGGAAGAGGCAGCAGATGGGAGATCCTACAAACTCTAAAAAATCGTTAAAAAGCAAACAGGAGAGAGCCCTAGAGCTGATCTCTCAGAAAAAATAAATACTTTTGTTTAAACCTAATACCTAAAGCATGAACTACAAAGATTTACCTAAAAGAGAGCAGCAGGCAGCAGCCCTAGAGCTGATCTCTATAGCCTATGCCTACTATGGCACTAATGCAGAGGCAGAGGATCTAGCAATATCTGCAGGCATCCTAGCAGAGGATCTATCCTGCATCCCTGATCTGCAAGTAGAGGAGCTAAATAACCTATTTATCAGCTCACGAAAAAAGCAGGGAGATATTTATAAATGCTATCCTGCCCTCATTTACAAAATGATTAAAGCAGAAAAGAGCTCCATTAATCAGGTAAAACAATATTCTCAGATCCTACAGCCTGCAGAGGTTAATGAGAAACTAGAAAGAGAGAGAGCTGTAGATTTTGCTGATAGTGTAGCTATCCCATTTCTAACCCTACTCTCTGAATGCAGAGAAAAAGAGGCAGCTAAAAAATATCCCTTTATCCCTGCATCAGTAATCTATGATTTTCTCCTGAAACATAATGCAGCTGATCTATCCCTAGAGGATCAGGATTATAATGAGGCTATCCATGAGCTAGAGAAAGCAGCAGAGCAGGCAGGATATTTTGAAGCTAAAGAGCTAAAGGATCTAATTACTCAGATAGCTATCCCTAAAGGATCTACAGAGCTATCATTTAGAGCTAAAGCCTATGCAGTTAAAAGGTTAGCCGTAGATGAGCAAAGATTTAAAACAACTATTTACAATTTAAAAACTTTATAATATGGATTTTGGAGGATCAGAGGTTAGAGCTATGTTAATGTATTGGAAAATCAGAAAAGGGCTATTTAATCTGCATACTAGCCTAAGTAATAAGCTAGATATATATCAGCTAGAAAAAGATACTAATGAGGCTTTTTATAAAAACCTAGAGGAGATCAGGAAAAGAGCAAGCGATAACGAATTAAAAAATTTAGAGAATGTTGAAAAAAGCTATCAGCTCAGATACGAAGAGCAAAACCGATTTTATAAAGCCTAAGTATCTCAGGCAGATCTCTAGAACATCAGAGATTTACCTAGATGATAAGCCTATTAAATTTGAGGATTTTTACATAGCTCTAGGGCTAGATAGTTTATCTAGATTGAAAGCCTTTTATTACCTATCAGATCATAACAGGATAAAGCTAAAGGTAAAAAAATGAGCATACTAAAATACTCCCATCTGCAGCTGATAGATCATTTTAAGAGGCTGCAATTTGATAAGGAGGTAGAGATACTATCAGATAAGCAGGCAGCAGAATTAGCTTTTAAATATATCTGCAGCAGGCTAAAAAATGCAGATCATACTGCAGGAGAAATACAGGATCTAAATACTCAGTACTATGCCCTAAAAACCTACCTAAATGAATAAGTATAGAAATAAGATAGTAGAACTAGATGGGCTTAAATTTGATAGCGCAAAAGAGGCTGCTAGGTATCAGATGCTAAAGCTGAGGGCTAGAGCAGGAGAGATACAGGATCTAAATACTCAGGTTAAAATGCCCTTTATCTATGAGGGTAAAGAGCTATTTAAGTACATAGCTGATTTTACCTACTTTGATGTTATTAAAAAAAAGCTAATAATTGAGGACGTTAAATCAGAGTTTACTAAGAAATTACCTGTTTATAGATTAAAAAAAAAGCTGATAGAGGCTCAGTATAAAATCAAAATAGAGGAGATATGATAGAGATAACACCAAAAGAAATGGCAAAGGGATTATTTACACCTGAAAATTTAAGGAAAGGTTTAATGAAATCAATTCATGATAAAATTGAAATGGGATCAAAAACAAAAATTGTTTTTTCTGAACATATTGAAAAAAACGGAATAATTAATTTTATTGAATATACTGAAAGTTTTTATTGGTTGGAGGTACAAAAAGAAATAGAAAAATTATGAAACCTAAAGAAACTGCAGAAAAGCTAGTGGATGAGTATTATAGCATCTTTGCTAAAAGGCTACATTTATCTGAAAGCTTTGATAGTCAGTATAGATATAATTTCTGCAAGCCTCTAGCTAAAGAATGCGCTCTAAAAGCAGTAGATCTATTACAGGAGCAGCTATTTTTAACCAATGGCAAATATTGGGAAGAGGTAAAAAAATACATTGAAAAGCTATGAACACACCGACCAAAATATATAAGGATATGCTGATTAAGGCTCTGCAGGATCTCCTAGATTATCCTGAGGAGCAGTATCAGGGAGCTAAGAATATGCTAGATAATTTCATACATAACATAGAGCAGATGCAGCTAGCAGAGGATGAGCTATTTTTTAATTTTAATCAGGCTCTAATGGATATGGCAAAAAAAGTTAAAACTGAAAAGCTAATGGTAATCCCGATCAAGTACAAAAATTAACTGCCTATATTTACAAATATGAATGCAGAAAAATATCAGATCATAGAGGCTCTAAAGGAGCAGATTAAAGGAGATTTTAGCGAGAGAGATGCTGAGCTGTATAAACGGATCAGAGAGCTACAGCAGGAGGATCAGGTAGCTAAGCCTCAGGGCTCAGCCTTTGAATGCTTTGGATGCGGATCGTAAAATTATGTGGGAATATAAAACAGAACAATTCAAAGTAGAACGAAATAGTGATAAAAACTGTGATGATATTTTGAATGAATTTGGTAGAGAGGGATGGGAAGCCTTTTCAATTAAAAAAGAACCTTACTTTGATAGCAGATTGCGAATAGGTAAATATAAATTGCATACCGCTAATATATACGAAGTTAAATTAAAAAGGCGTGTAGGATAATTTTATATTTGCTAACTCATTAAAACCTAAAACCTATGAGCAGATTAAATTACAAACTAATAGATAAATCCATAAATGCTAATAAAAGATATGGGCAGGCTGATAAAATAGATTTCGTTACTTTTGTATTTAAATACTATAAAGCCCTTAATTTATTAGTAGAAATGCCTGAGCTGATAGATAAAACTCATGCAGATAAATTAGCTATCATGGATGAGCGGCAGTATTTCTATGGGCTAGTTAGGAATATACTAAATGAGGGCAGTAGTTATAAAAATGCTCTGAGGTATATTTATGAGAGAGAGCCTGAGGTTATTGCAGATTTTAGGCATGAACTTTATCTAAGATATAGATGATAGAAAAAATCAATAAAAACGTAATTAAGCATCAGCCTAAATTACTCTACAGCAATAACTTTAAACTAAAGTATATGCTGCTCTCGGATCTCCATTGGGATAACCCTAAATGCAACAGGGAGCTACTTAAATCTCATTTAGATCTAGCAGTAAAAGAGGGAGCATATATCCTACTAAATGGAGATACTTTCTGCCTCATGCAGGGAAAATATGATAAGAGAGGTAATAAATCAGATATTAGAGCTGAGCATAACGGAGCTAATTATTTTGATCTGATAGTAGATGATGCATTAGAGTTTTTTGCTCCCTATGCTCAAAATATCCTGATGGTAGGCTATGGTAATCACGAAACCTCTATAATGAAAATCCATGAATTTGATATTTTAAATCGGTTTGTTACTCTGCTAAATTATAAAGCAGGGAGTAATATACAGATAGGAGGCTATGGAGGATATTTTATCATAGCTCCTGAGGTTAGTAATCATAAATTACCTATTACTAATTTACGTTATCATCATGGGCATGGAGGAGGAGGAGTAATTACAAAGGGAGTAATACAGGATAGCAGGCTGCAGATGTTTATAGATGCTGAGGTTATTTGGCAAGGGCACGTTCACGAATTATACCACCACGTAAATAAGAGAGAAGTAATTAACCACCAATATAACGTATCTTTACAAAATCAGCATATCATTAGAACATCTACCTATAAAGAGGAGCATAATGCAGGCTACATGGGATACCACGTAGAAAAAGGTAGATTACCTAAGCCTCTAGGATGCTATATGATGGAGGTAGATCTATATAGAGAAAAAGGTGAAAATAGAAATTGGAAAAAAGAAATTAAATTTACAGCTTATGCAGGATGAGGTATTATATGTAGGTAAAGGATGGGAAAATACCTATGGGATTAATGTAGAGATTAATGTAGAGAAATTACTACAGCTCCCTAAAGATCAGTACGGGAATGTAAAATTATATGTAGGCAAAAGAAAGCAGCAGGATGAGAAGAGTAAAGCTACTCATTTTGTAAAAGAGAGAAAGCCATTAGAAAAAACTCCCTTTTAATCATGGATAAGAGATCAGCAGATAATATAGCTAAATTGCATCCTAAGCTGAGAGCTAAAGCCTCTGAGCTCTGGCAGGCATGGAATGATACAGGAGAGGAGCTAACTATAGTTACCTCTCTCAGAACTCCATTAGAGCAGAATGATCTTTATGCACAGGGTAGAACTAAGGCAGGCAAAATAGTTACTCAGGCTAAGGCATGGGATAGTATGCATAATTACGGATTAGCTATAGATTGCTATAATGCTGCAGATCTCAGAAAAGGAAAATTAACAGCTCCATCTACTAAGGCAGGAGCAGTAGCAGAAAAATTAGGTTGGGTATGGGGTGGAAGGTGGAAAAATCCCTATGATCCTCCTCATTTTCAATTTACAGGAAAGTACAAACTGATAGATCTAAAGGTAATGAGAAAGGATCTAGATGCTAAGGGATATTTAGAAAATCTAGATCTATGATTACTGCTATCTTTATTATTATCGGAGCTATTAACGTATATTTTTATATACTTAAATTACTGAAAAAGGATGCATAACAGCCATTATAAAACTGATAAAGGAGTACAGGCTATAGATATTATAGATGCCTATGAATTAAATTTTAATCTAGGTAACGTAATTAAATACTGCTGCAGGGCAGGTAGAAAAGCTGAGGGCTCTGATGCTAAAGAGGCTGCTCTAATGGATCTGCAGAAAGCTAAATACTATCTGCAGAAAGAGCTAGAAAAGTATCAGGATAAAGCCTGATTTATATTTATAGGTATGAAAGATATTTTACATAGCTTAGGCATAGATATTACATTTTCTGCAGCAGGATTTTTAGGCTCTGCTCTGATGTTTTATAATAAGAAAAAGAAAACATGGGGAGGGGCTTTTATAGCTTTTACCTCAGGGATTTTATGTGCTAATTATGTTACTCCTGTTATTACTCATTCTCTAGGATTGGATGGGGAAAAAATGGAAAGAGGCATGGCATTTATTCTAGGCTTTATCGGATTGCAGGGAGTAGAGTATATGATAAATAAGTATTTCCCTAAAAAATCTGATGCATAAATTAATCCATGAGCTCATAACCAATAAGGAGTATAAATCTATAGCTCTCAAAATTGGGGGCTCTATGGGGGATGATCTTTGGCAGGAGTTTATGCTAATGATCTGCAGCAAGGATGAGGCATATCTAGATAATCTAGCAGAGGGTAAATACTTTAAATTTTGGGCTGTTAGATCTCTCAGTAACATGATGAGTAAAACAGGATCAGTAGGAAAAAAGTATAGGCTGTATGATATTTGCATAGAGATTAATGAGGCTCATTTAAAAGAGGATAATAGCTATAATCATGAGATAGATATACTCTATCCTCAGGTAATAGATGCATTGAATAGCGAGCTATTTAGTAACTATGAGAGAAAGCTACTGAATAAATACATTGAATTAAATCAGAATGTATCAGAGCTGCATAGAATAACTAATATACCTCGCAGGAGTATATACAATAGCATCAAAGTAATTAAGATAAAACTAAAA